GGTGCAATGCTTAATGGTTATAATGAAGCAGAACTAAATGCTGCATTATTAACACTTACACAAATGAATGATGCTTTAACTGCAAAAGCAAGAACAGAAAATTTGCAAAGGCAATTAAACAGGTCCGATTTGACAAGTGCGCAAAATACTAGCTTTCGTTCTATTTTAACTAGGTTTGAAGATGCTTTTAAAGTTTTAGGCTTATTACGAGATAGTAGAAGATTTGATTATAAATTGGTTAATAGTGACTATACCCCCTATAGTGGCAGTGCATTAAGCACTACTCAATATTTATTAAATCCAGAGCAATTTTTTAATTGCATGGGTGAAGTTAAAAATGATATTAGCTCATCATTTACTAGTGCGCAACTAATTGAGTTTAGCAATAATGATTATTTTGGAACTGCTGGCCGACCCGTTTCTTTAGGAGGACTTGGCGAAGCTTCTTATAATGCTTTGGGGACTATGCAAACTACAGCATATCCAAGTAATAATGATTTAGAAATGGAATTACGAAGATTAGAAATAGTTCCATCCTCTGGAAATGCGCCGGTTAGCGTAATAAGCTCTTATTTAAATGCGATCAATAGTTTTTACGATAAACAAATACGAAATTTAACGGGACCACGAGAGCACAGTTATAATCAACAATTAGTATTTGATAACAACAGTCTTGAAACAAAACAAGCCACCTTTTTCACATATAGCAAAGACACTAATAATGTTTATCCTTGTAGTCCAAGTATTTTAGGTAATTCTAAATTTGAATATTGCGGTCCTCAAGCATATTATGAGACCCCGCGTTTCTAAATATTTTTATATATATTTTTATACATAAAAATATTTTAATAAAGTTTATTAATATATGTTTCTATTTTGTATAGCTATGAAAAATAAAGGCTGCGCTTGCTCCTAATAATTGCGCAATTACAAATATCATAAATTTGACAATATCCATTTTGTTAGACAACAACATCATAAAACTTACTGCGGGATTAAAATTACCGCCTGATACTTTACCGCCAAAATAAATAACGGATGCAAGGGCAATACCGATTGCTAAAGCATCACCTGTTTTTAATATTACCCCTAAGAAAATAAAAGTTCCTATAAATTCCGTAAAAAATTCTAAAAACATACTTTATATATATTTATAAATGATTATAAATTGTTATAAATTGTTATAAATTATTATAAATTGTTATAAATATTTATTAATTGTTATAAATTATTATAAATTGTTATAAATATTTATAAATTGTTATAAATTGTTATAAATATTTATAAATTATAATAAATATTTATTAATTATTATAAATTATTATAAATAATTAGCATATTTATTTTTACCATAAATAAACATGACTTAAAATCTTTGCATTATAATAACCGTTTGATTTTCTTTTTTCGAGTGCAATAGCTGCTCCTCGTTTTTTGGTTCCTGAATGCCTATTAAAATAGTTTTGCATGCGTTTGCGATTATTATGGTTTTTATGTGAATATAGTTTAAGCGGAGTTCTATCTTTATATTGTTCATAATCTGAAGCACCAAAATGTATTTTGCGTATTTTTTTTGTTGCTTTATTTTGAATATATGCAGTATATTTTTTGCCACTAATTTTGCTTTTTTCAAATTTAATTAGCGTTTCTTTCATTTTTATATATATATAATAAAGATATATAAAGATAATATTACAAAATATATTTTATAACCCTATATTATAGCAATATTATGCCTACGCATATACCTATAAAATATTTGCCTAAAAGGCTTAGTTTTAGAGACAGAAAACGGCAACTTAGACAGCTTAAGAGATCGCGTAATGCTTATAAGAAGCATATTTATATTACACGTAAAAAGGTTAAATCATATAAATCCAAAAAATCAAAGCACATATTAAAAGCGGAGCGTATATATAAATTGGCTAATCTCTCTATAAATGCCAATCTCTCTAGAAAGACGGGGTGCTCTATAAATTCGCTGCGCAAAATTATGAAAAAAGGGCAAGGAGCGTATTATTCTTCTGGGTCAAGACCCAACCAAACGGCACATAGTTGGGGATTAGCCCGCCTAGCAAGCTCAATAAGTGGCGGGAAAGCGGCAGCAGTTGATTATAACATATTAAAGTCCGGTTGCTCACATAATTCTAAGGCTTTAAAATTGGCAAATCAAGCAAAGAAAAAGCATGGGCATGGTACTCGTAAGGTGCCTAAAACAATATTATAGCTAATTCTTTATATTTGTTTTACTATATATAATTCCGCCATGTTAGCGCTGCCACATTAGCCCCGCAAGCCCGTTTTGAAATACTAATAAATTATATTTTTCTTCAATAACATATAAATTATAATAATATTTATAAATATTTGTAGGGTCTTTTGAAACGCCTATTACTACTCCAGTTAATGGATCACATATTGGTATAAAAGCAGCACTCGCATCTAATGGCGGATTACTATAATTATTATATTCAAATTCAATTGTTTTGAAAAAATTAGTATTAAATGCTCCATTAGGCTGCTGCTTAAACGGATCACTTGTTAACCCAAAATTATAACAATATAAACCCACCTTTGAACATGATCCGTTAGATTTACCATACTTTTCCAATTTACTAAATATGGCACTATCAAAATCATATTCTCTGTATTTACCATCACAAATTATTGCAAAGTTTTTCAGTATTTCGCACTGATTTGTTTGCTCAGTTGCAGATGGACTATTGCCCGTAATATAAATATTTCTTGAAATATCGGAACTATAACTAAATAATGGACTATAATATTTATGATTATTAATATATAATTTTTGTAAATCATTTGGGATCTTATTTTCATACAACCAATTTGTATAATTAGACCACTCATTGCGCTCTTTAACATCGCTTCTTTGAAAATACCACATCCAATTTTTTATTAATCCGTTAGACTCCAACTTAATTTTATTAGATTTAATAACTTTCTCAAACGCATATTCATTAACTTCACGAATTAAATAAGTTTGGCTATTTTGCGCAAAATATGTTCGCTCTTGTTCGCCTAAAAAACATTGCGTACATATTAAATGAATATCGCTGTTAATTCGCGACGGCAAATCTTTATAGCTATCAACATCTTTTACTAATTCACTTTCTGGTGGAGGATTAATAAACCTTTTAAATTGGTATTCTATTATGTTTTGGTTTGCTTGTATTTGCGGATAATTATTATATGGTATACTATTTCTTGGATTACTATATAATACGTCTTTTATTGTAAATAACTCTTGTAATGGTCTTAATGTAAAATTAATCACTAATTCACTATATTGTAAACAAATCAATGGAAATGCCATTATTGAAGACAATGTAAACCATGAATTTATTGGTATATATAAACTATATTCACGGATTGAGGGTTCTATTCCGCTTATATCAGAAGACCCGTCTTTGTAGACACTTGGATAATTATTATTTCTATTATTGTAATTTGCCGGATCGTTTAACTCATCAATATGACCAGTCATAATATCAAATAGCCCTTTCTTGTGTGCATCATAATCACGCTCTACAATGTTTTGTAAATAATGTCCGCTAAATTTTTGAATTATTGAACCATTTATAGTTATATTGACACTTTCAATAATTTGACATCCAATATGTTTTATCCACTTAAACTCATATGGCCTGTATTCGCTAACACTAGACGTAATATTAGAAGTAATACCAGAACTAGATGTAGTCCTAGTAGTACTAGTAGTAGTATATTTCAATATTGGACTATATATTCTTGGCAATTTTACAACTAAATAAGTATCCATTAATAAATCGCCGTAACGCTGTATTTTAAAACTATAGCTCGAGCTTTTAGTTATATCTAATTCCATTTGTCCTGTTTGGTCTATTCTAAATTTTTGTAATCCAAAATTAGTATACTTATAATATGCAGATTTAAAAAAGGTATTGGTAGGATTGCCTGTCAAAATAATATTTTGATTTCCTAATGCTATTAAATTTAATAATCCTCCTGCCATATTATATTATATTATTTTATATAATATATATTATTTATTTATATAATATAATATAATATATTTATGTTATAA